AGGATATGGCCGCCAGCCTGCGGGAGAAGGGGGGCGTACAGGAGAGCATGCTGCGGGCATTGCGGGCCAGGATCGAGAAAGTGAGGCGCGGGAAATGAAAAATCCGTATAAGCCGCAATCCCTGCGGTGGAAACTGGTGGAGGGCGATTGGGAGGATCTGACGCCGTCACAGATCGCCGAGGTGCTGGACTGTACGCGGCAGGCGGTACATAAGGCGCTGCGGGTGATCGAGGAGGGGGGCATAGAGGTCCCCTATGTCAAGGGCAGGCCGGGCAGGCCCCGGAAGGATTTTGAAAGCGTGAATTAGGGCTTGACGGAATGTGCGGTTATGGCTTATACTAAGGCTATCGTAAGGACTCTGTAGTAAGCTAAGAGAGCACACTGAGAGCCGAGCCGAACATTCCATAGCCAGCTATACGTGTTTGTATGCGTATGGCTACTGGGAATGTTCGGCTTTTTTTTGGGCTTTTCCTTACCGCCTTGTACAGCGGGAATATTGGAAGATGGGTAGCAACCGCTGAACGCCGGGCTGGCGCTGCTGGACACGCCTCTTTTCTATTTCTTCACCCGGAGGAGAGGAGGAAATGCCGAACAAAAGAGAGCAGCCGTGGGAGCGGCAGAAGGGCGAGAGCGCCAGGGCGTTTGAGGCATTCCTCGTCTATCTCCAGATGGGGCCGGAGCGCAGCATCCGGGCGGTAGCTCAAAAGTGTACCAAAAGTGTATCTTTGATCCGGCGTTGGAGCAGCGACAACAATTGGGTGGAGCGGTGCCGGGCCTGGGACAACTATCTCCAGCGGGAGGCCAAAAAGGCGGCGGTCGCAGAGATCCGGAAGATGAATCAGCGGCATATCAGCATGGCCCAGCAGATCCAGGACGCGGTCTTACAGGCGCTCATTGACCTGGGGAGCGATATCGTCACGCCACAGAACTTTGCCGCTGTGGTGAAGCTCTCTACCGACCTGGAGCGGCAGAGCATGGAGGCGGAGGCGAAGGAGACCATCAGCAGCGAAGAGCTCCGGGAGCAGGCGGAGGACGATCCGCTCACCGCGGCGCTGAAGGAGGATATGGACAGTGGGCTTTTCTGAGAAACAGCGGCAGATCCTGCGCTTCCCCTACACGCAGTATCAGGCCCTGATCTGTGACGGCGCGGTGCGCTCCGGGAAGACCAGCGTCATGAGCCTGAGCTTCGTCATCTGGGTGATGGGGAACTTCCGGGGGTGCTCCTTCGCCATCTGCGGGAAGTCGGTGGGCAGTGTGGAGCGCAATATCGTCACGCCGCTTTTGTCCGTGGGCTACCTGCGGGGGCACTTTGATATCCGATACCTCCGGGGGGACCATATGCTCCTGATCCGCCGGGGGGAGCGGGAGAACCGGATCTACCTCTTCGGCGGCAAGGACGAGAGCAGCTATGCGCTCATCCAGGGCGTCACCCTTGCGGGGATCCTCCTGGACGAGGTGGCCCTGATGCCCCGGTCCTTCGTGGAGCAGGCGTTGGCCCGGTGCTCTGTGGCGGGGGCCCGCTTCTGGTTCAACTGCAACCCGGACAGCCCGCGCCACTGGTTCTACCAGGAGTGGATACTGGGCGCGCAGCGGCACAACGCCCTGCATCTCCACTTCCTCATGGAGGACAACCCGGGCCTGGGCGCGGAGACCCTGGAGCTCTACCGGACCACCTACTCCGGCGTGTTCTACCAGCGCTATGTCCTGGGGGAGTGGGTGGTGGCGGAGGGCCTGGTCTATACCATGTTCCACAGCGGCCTGGTGGTGGACGAGATCCCGTGGCAGGCAAAGCAGCGGGGCCGCTGGTTCATCTCCGTGGACTACGGCACCGTCAACCCCACGTCGGCGGGGCTCTGGTGCCTCTGGAACGGCACGGCGTACCGGGTGAGCGAGTACTACTATGACAGCCGGAAGCCGGGGCATATCCAGCGCACGGACGAGGAGCACTACCTGGAGATCGAGAAACTTGCCGGGAGCAGGCAGATCGAGCGGATCGTCCTGGACCCCTCCGCCGCGAGCTTCAAGGCGACGATCCGGCGGCACGGGCGCTTCTCCGTGTGGGACGCCGTGAACAGCGTCCTGGACGGCATCCGCCTGACGGCCACCCTGCTCAAGGCCGGGCGGCTGAAATTCCACCGGAGCTGTGAGGGATGCCTCGGCGAGTTCCAGGCTTACCGATGGGATACAGACGCCCGGGAGGACGCTGTTATCAAGGAAAATGACCACGCCATGGACGATATCCGCTATTTCTGTGCCACCGTCATGGCGCGTGGGATGAGAGGAGTGTGAGAGATGGGACTGATCGACTGGTTTCGCAGCCTGGTCGGGCGGCTGAGAAGAAAAGATACCCCCTCAGGTGTGATCGAGAAGGAATTCGGCGCACACCCGGCGGCATCCCGCGACATGGCGGACAACGCCGCCCTCTGGTACGCCATGTACACCAACCATCCGCCCTGGGAGACCTGCGACGTGCGGCCCCTGGGGCTTCCGGGGGCCATTGGCCGGGAGCTGAGCCGCCACGCGCTGACGGAATTCTGTATCACCGTATCCGGCAGCGCCCGGGCGGAGTACATCGACCGGCAGGTCCAGCGGGCGGCGAGGAGCTTCCGGGAGGACCTGGAGCTGGGCCTCTGCCTGGGCGGCGTGGCCTTGAAGCCGTACCCGCAGGACGGACAGCTCCTGGTGGAATCCTACACCGGCGGCTTTACCCCCACCCGTTTTGACGGCACGGGCAGGGCCGTGGGCGGGGTGTTCCGAAGCGAGCCGGTCCGGCAGGGGAACGAGTGGTACATCAGGCTGGAGTACCACGATTTCCTCTTGCAAGAGGACGGGACCACGGCCTATGTTGTGGAGAACAAGGCGTACCGCAGCAGCCGGGAGGGCCTCGTCGGCGCCCAGGTGCCTCTGGAGAGCGTGGAGGCGTGGGCTGACCTCTCGGAGCGGGAGGTGATCGAGGGCCTGACAGGGCCGCTCTTCGCCTATTTCAAGCCGCCGGTCTCCAACGACATTGAGCCGTCCTCCCCCGTGGGCGTGTCGGTGTACGCCGGGGCCACGGCGGAGCTGATCCGGCAGGCGGATGAGCAGTGGCAGCAGCTCCGCCGGGAGTACCGCACGGGAAAGCGCAGGATGCTCTTCAACGGCTCTGTCATGGACCATGACCAGGTGGATGATGAATTCTTTGAATACGGAGACTTCACTGGCGACGCCAACTTCTTCCAGTTCATCAACCCGGAGCTGCGGGACGACCAGTTCTACAACGGCTTCCAGCGCATCTTACAGCGCATCGAGTTCAACGTGGGCCTTGCTTTCGGCACCTTCTCGGACCCGCAGGCCGTCGAGAAGACGGCCACCGAGCAGATCATGACCAAGCACCGGCAGTACGTGACGGAGGACGCCATTCAAAAGGCGTTCCAGGCAGCGCTGGAGGACCTGGTGTATGCCCTGGACGCCCTGTGCGACCTTGCCCGGCTCGCGCCGGCGGGGGCGTATCAGGTGGACTGCAAATGGGGCGACGGCGTCCTGGACGACCCGGAGACCCGGCGGCAGGACATGGCGCTGGATATGCAGCGGGTGGCCGCCGGTCTCATGCGGCCTGTGGATTTCGTCATGAAGTGGGACAAGGTGGACGAGAAGACCGCCCGGAAGCTGCTGCCGGACATGGAGGACCTGACGGATGAGCCGGAGGAGGAGATCGAGTAATGCCCCGGTATCCGTTTACCCCGGAGCTGCTGGACGCGCTGCCGGAGGAGCTGTGCGAGCTGTTCCGGGGCCTGGAGGTGCGGCTCCTGGAGGAGATCTGTTCCCGGCTGAAGATCGCGGACCAGCTCAACGAGGTGAAGGTGCAGGACATCCGTGCCCTCCGGGCCCACGGCATCGACCTGGAGGACATCAAGGCGGCGATTGCGGAGGCCACGGGGACGGGCGCGGACAAGCTGGAGGCCCTGCTGGACGATGTAGTGGCCCGGAACCAGGCATACTACATGAGCCTCATCGACCTGGCCCAAGTGACCGCCCCAGAAACGCTCCTGGGCCATGAGGACATCTGGGCCATCTACGAGCAGACACGAGGCCAGTACCGGAACATCACCCGGTCCATGGGCTTCCTGGTGCGGCAGGGCGGACGGCCGGCCATGCTGGACCCCGCGTGGGCGTACCATTGGGCCCTGGACCAGGC